CCACCAGAACCATTAGGAAGTGCCATTTTTAGTTACTCCTTAAATTTAACCATTAGCCCCAGAGGCGGACAGCCATCTGCGGACGGATCACCGAGTAGCCATACAGCACGTCGATACGGCACGGCATACGGTCGTTGTTGATGTCGTACTGACGAACAACGCGCATGGAGACACCGTTGTGGACCTGACGCGAAGCCATGTCAACGCCCTGCGGGAGCAGGAGGTCAGCCGTGGCAAACGCAATCGCGTCGCGGTGGTACACGAGGTTCTGCGGGTACTGGCTCGAAGCGCCACCCAAGAACGTCACAGCAGCACCAGACTGCGGGAACGAGTTGACCGTAGCCAGCGCGTTGCCAGAGGTGTAGATCGCCGGGCTGATCTTCACAGCAGCATACGCACCGCCAGCGGCAGTCACGTCTTCCGTCACCACGAACTGCTGGAGCGAGCCAGTCGATTCGCGGGTCTGCGGGTTGACAGCGAACACGTTAGCAATCGTGAACACGTCGCCCTTCTTGATGGTCTCTGAACCAGTGCCGGTGATCGCAATCTCGGAAGCACCCTGAGTCGAAATCGTCGTGGTCACGGTGTGGGCGCCAGCGCGGCTGCCGGTCGTGAACTGCTTGATCGACTGCGACATAGCAAGTTCGTCGTAACCAAGGATGCCTTCGCCCATCAAGCCGCTCTTAAACTGCTTGCTAATCGTGGACACCGGGTTGAACAAGCCCTTCATGCCTTCCACGAGCGCGGCGTTAGCAGCCGGGTTCACGGTGGCGTAGCGGGGCGACATGCCAGCAGCGGCTTCGTTCAACTTCTGCTGCGCCTGCAACAGAACGAGCGAGGTGCCCGGAGTCGTGCCCGGAGTACCAACCGACTGGTAGATGTTGTTGAACGAGTTGGCAACGTCAGCGTCGATGCTGGAGGCCAACTGGCTGATACGCGGCTTCAGCACGCGCTCGGCAAAGTCGTCCAACTGCATCGTCATTTCGGCGGTCGTAAAGTTGACGCCGATGTGCTTCTGCGAGGCAACCGTCAAGGTCGTGAACTGCTCGTTGTCGTCCTGAACTTGCAGGGCGGCACCGTCGGTCACAAGAGCGCGGTCCGGCAGACGGATACGCAGCGTGGTGCCGATCTTGGCGCCTTCCACGGCATACGAATCGTCGTACTGACGGTTCACGTTGCGGGTGATTACAAGGTTGTTCTCAAGAATTTCGAGAGCCTTTCTCGTAATCATATCAATTGTAAGAAGTGTATTAGCCACGAAAGTGTCTCCAAAAAGATGTTAGCGGTTACGCGCTTCCCACTGCTTAATCTGTCGCTGACGCTCGCGCTCGATCCACTCTGACGCACTCATGGCCGCGATGGACCGTGGGTCTGTCGTGTCGTAGACCGGAGCGCCAGTGCCTTTTGCCGTGACAGGCTTAATAGGCGGGGGCGCACTGGTAGTCTTTTTAACCGGGGCAGGACTGTCGGCCATTTTGGCCTCAATCTTCCCGATTTCCTTAGCCTGAAGGAACTGCGGTAAGCGGGAAATGCGCTCGGCTTCCTTCGGATTAGACCCCAGAAAATAGGCTATATCTGGCCCCAATTCTGACGCCTGAATCGTCTGTGCCATCACAGTCGTGATCGGCAGCGAGTTGTTGTACGCGACTTGCTCGAAGTCGTCGTACTTGTCACGCGCCGCTTCTTCACGCTCGTGATACGCCTCTAAGAGAGCCATCTGCTCCCGCTCTGCTTCGCGTCGGGCGAGGAGTTCCGTTGCTTTGCGTTCGGCCAGAGCCTCGGCATAAGCCTCGGGGTCTTCGTCTCTGCTAGGCAGTGCGGCTGGCTCAACCGGGGTCGATTGCGCCTTTAGCACCTGCTCTCTTTCCCAACTCTTACGCGCTTTCCTTAGTCTTTTATCAATGACTTTATCCAAATCATCTTGTGTAAAGAGTTTTGGTTCAGTCTTCTCCGGCTCCGCTACCTCGGGGGTAGCATCTACGGTTTCCGGGGCTGCCGTAGCCTCGGGTTCCGACACGGCCTCTGCCGCTACAACTTCAGGGACTTGATTTTCGTCCGACATAAACTTCCTTACGGAAACCTGATGAACCGCATCAGTACGGTCAAACTTTAACTTACAAGTTGCATAAGCGCAACATTAGCAATCAACGCCGCCCTCAAAGTCCTTGTGAGTTTTTAGGTGCTCATAGGCTTGGGCGACGATGTTGAAGCCATGCAGGTCATACACAAACGAATACGTCTTGGACGCCAGCGGAGCCTCGTGAGGGGCGCCAGTGGCATAGGCGTTGACGGCAAAAGACGCCTTATAGGGACGCTCCAAGGTAATGCCAACAACTCGATGGTAGGCGTCATTGACTTGGATGCCGAACGGGGTTGCAAGGTTTTTCTTGATAGCCATAGTAATTCCTTATCCAAAGTACGGTTCAATATCTTCCAGCGTTAGGACAAACGTCTGGTTATCGGGATCGCTTGGGCTGGTTGAGACGTTGACCACCTGAATGACGGCAGCGTTCACCGCATCGTCCTTAGCGTAAAAGGTATAACTTTGATTGGACGGGATGGTTGAGTAAACCGGGCGCCCCCATACCGTCGTTGTGGGCTTGCAGCCATCAACCGTAGCAGCGTACACGGCGCCAGCATTGGCGCTAATTGAACCAAAGTTGTACGTGACGTTAATGCGAAACTTGAGGAACGAATTGACGTTGGTTGGGGTCACGGCGCCGGTTGGCGGGTCGTCCGTGTTTTCCCACGTAATCATCTTCGGCCAGTTCTTGGCGATGTTGTCCTTAACCCAATAATAACTGTCGCCGGTAGCCAACTGTTCACAAATGTTCACAAACCCAGCCGTTCCTGCCGTGGCATCGGAAATGGCCGTGTTGTTGCGAACGCTGATATTGGCGATCTGCGAGTTGGCGTTCAGGTAGGTATCATCACCGGCCAAAATCACGCCGGAGAGGCTAGAAGTCACGTTGCGACGAATGAACGTGTTGTTTTCGATGTAAATGTCCGAACCGTTCAAAATGTAGATATTCGGCGGCAGCGCAGCCGTTACCGACAAGTTGTCGTCAAATGTATTGTTTCGAATCGTAACGCGAGTCGTCGCATACGAAGTCGGCACTAACTGCTCGCCAACCAAAATGGTGTGGACGGCGTTAGCGCGGTTAGTAAACGAGTTGCCCTCGACCAGCACGTTAGTACAGTTGGCCGAGTCAGAGGTAACGTGGGCAATTTCAAGGCAGCAATCTTTGCACTGCGAAAACTTGTTGCCGATAAACGACACGTTGGATGAACGAGCAATTACCGCTGCGGATCGAAAACTACCGTCACCCGTGGTGAATCGGTGTTTGCGAATGACGTTGTTGGCAATGACGTTATTGCAGTTCGTGCCAGAGGCTTGGTAAATGCTGTGCCGGTCGCAGTTCTCGATAGTGTTATCAAAGATGTGCGAGTCGGTCGTGTTGGGGATATGGATGCCGTAGCCAGAGCCGGACACCGTACCCGGAATATCTTTCAGAATGTTGGCGTACACCATCGCACGCGTCCACGTTCCCGACGGGAAAGCGTTGAGCGAGATGCCGACGTTAATCTGCGTAATGTTTAGATCATGAAACCGCGTGTTGCTAATGGTCTGCCCAGAAGCAGCGCCGATAGCCGTTTGGCCGTAACCCGAGTTGTTCTCGCCAACCAGCGTCAGGCCGTCGATCTCAATGTCATCGCAAGTGCCTACCAACTGAAAAATGTATGCGCCAGAGGGGGCACTTGAAAGGAACACGCGTCCCTTGCCCGTAATGCGAATACGAGTTTTGTTCGTAATTGTCAGGCTGGCATTGACCAGATAGTTGCCGTTCATCTCCAGCGTATCACCTGCCGACAACGCGGTCAGGGCGGCTTGCAAAGCAACCGTATCGTTAGCAACGCCATCGCCTACAGCGCCGTAGTCTTCCGGCGTGATGACGTTACGAATCTGCTGAAGAGTCGCCTTAACCGTCGTTCCGCTCTCAACAACCGGAATCAGGCTGGTGCCCGGAATCGGATCGGTAGCCGAGACTAATTGTGAAATCTTAACGGTCGTAGCCATTACTTACTCCTTGGGGACAACGACCCAAGACTGCTTGTCTTCATCCCACGAATACATCTCGCCATCTTCTGGCATCGGCACCGGAGCCTGCCATTGGGCATTGGCATCTAATACCCAAGACGGATACGGCTGCGGCGCTACAAAGGCGTCAATGTCAGCGCGATAAGTGTAGCCGATACCCGCGTAGTTCTTGCGAACATTGCCGTTGTAACTGGTTTGTTTCCAGTTACCGCCAAGCAACTTCTGGCAGAACGCCACGCCGATGCTTTCTACCTCGTTGCCGTTAGCGTCAGACGTATCCTTGTTGTCTACGACGATGACGCGCTTAACGACGTTGTTCTCGTCCAATTCAGCAAAATGTGCCATAACCAATCCTCAATTTGGGCAAAACTCTTTAATCGTAGTATGGGCGCACAACGCCCTGGCCTGTTTATCAGTCCGTACATGGTACGCAGAAATGTGCGAGTAACCTAGTTTGGTCGCCACCCACACCCTTTTGTGTCCCATATACACCCGTAATATCTCTTTCCTCCAACTCTCCTTATCGGGCAGCACCGGATTTGGGTCGGTCTGGTACTGCTCGTAAGGCGAGTAAACGATGATCGGATGCACCATGCCTCGCTGCTGGATGTCGGCCTTAATAATTGGCATAAAGGCTTCCGGCAGTTTGTGCATGAAGATTCCTAAATCCGATAACGCATACTCCGCATAAAACTGTGGAAAATCGTTACGCTGCGCCTTGAGTATTCTCAAGATGCAACGCCGTTAAACTGCTCTCGTCCCCGACGTATCCCGCTGGGAACGTATTAAACGCCAAAGACACACGGTCATCGCCCTGCACAGTTTCTACCATGTGCGTCAGGCTTGACGGAAACAACATCAAATCGCCAGCACCAACCTCAAACCACCACGACTCGCTGTTGTAGAGGTTGTAGTTGTCGGTCGGCAGTTTGATCTGCTGATAACCGTCTTTGTAAAAGTAAATCTTGTCCCGTTCGCGGGCAGCCTTGAGGTACAGCACCCCAGACACAAACGAGTTGGGATGCGCGTGTTTGTGGTGGTACTGACCGGCCTTGGTGTAGTTCAGCCACGATTGCGTCAGGCGCAGCGTAACGTCGTGTTTCGGCGCATAGATAGAGCGCAGATACTCGTTAACGCTGGCCTCGGCAAACGCTTTGAGGCTTGCCATCGTGTCATGACGCAGCACATAGCGGTCATCGCTCGTCGTGTTGCCCATGTTGCTATGCATCGGCTGCTCGTCCACAAACGCCATTTCCTCGGCGGTGTAGTCCCGTCCAAGTTCAAACTTGGCGACAGCCGTCGGAAAGAGGTTGTATGTAATCACGCAACCGCCTTTTCAATCTGGGCAACGTAATCGTCAAACGCAGCCTGCTGCTCGGGCAACAGGATCGTCGGCACCGCGTCCTCAAGTTCCTTGATCTTTTCAATCGTGAACATGATTTCATCCCACGACGGTTTGGGTCGGGGGTCTTCCCAGCGGGTGATCTCGCGGTTGCTGATCTCCCACTTTGCGCCGGGGCGAAGCAAGTGCATCGCCGTATCAATGCCCATGAGTTGATAGGTTTTCATGTGAAGTTGACCTTGAGGATTACAATACCGGAGCCGCCTGCGAATTGAGAGCCGCCACCACCACCAGTATTGGCGGTTCCAGCAGTTCCCGGCGCAGACGGAACGCTTAAGCCGTTACCACCACCGCCAGCACCGCCTGTACCACCTGTGCCGCCGGGCGAAACACTGGAAATTCCACCACCGCCGCCGGCATACGTTACAGACGAACCAGAGATTGACGAAGCAGTTCCAGCGCCGCCGTTACCACCATTGTTGCCAGAGGCATTTGAACCAGTTGCAGACGCGCCGCCACCACCACCGCCGCCAAGGTTTGAGCCTAAACCATTGCCGCCATTGTTTCCTTGCGACGGACTGACAGAGGGCGTATTGCCTGCGCCTCCTACACCTATTGTTGGCGCGCCATCTCCACAGCCGCCGCCGCCAGATCCGCCTGCAACGCCAGCGGTTTGTCCAGTAGCATTTCGACCACCACCACCGCCGCCTGCGGAAGTAATGGTAGAGAACGTAGAATTGCCGCCAGGACCGCCTTGGCTGCTACTGCCTGCTGTTCCTCCAGCGCCTACGGTAACGGTGTATTCAGTGCCCGCTGTAATGGCTAATGCGGTTCCTGTACGGAAGCCGCCTGCGCCACCGCCGCCCGCTACGTTTGCACCACCGCCACCACCCCCCGCAACAACGAGGTAGTCAACGCTCACCGCACCCGCTGGTGCAATCCACTTCTGCGATGACTTGAAGGTGAAGATTGTGGCAGAGCCGATGTCGTACTTGAGGATGACAATGCCAGAGCCGCCTGCGCCGCCGTTGGCTCCCGTGCTTACATAACCACTTGCACCACCACCGCCGCCAGTATTGGCTGTGCCGTTGCCGCCAACGGTATCGCCCGACGTTCCAGCGCCGCCGCCACCTGCGCCAGCCTCGGGAATCGCGCCGCCACGGCTTCCCGCTGCGCCACCACCCGCATAGGTTACTGAACCGCCAGAAATGGACGACGCGGTGCCATCGCCGCCGTATCCTTGTCCATCTGTGTTGCCAGCCTCGCTTGCGCCGCCGCCGCCGCCAGCATAAAAGTTTGGCGCAGCGTCTTGGCTAGAACCGCCGTTGTTGCCTTGACTTGGCGAAGTGCTTGGAGTGTTGCCATTTCCGCCCGAAATAACGCCCGGCGAGTTGTGACCACCGCCGCCGCCAGAACCTCCGTTTCCTCCTGATGCGGCCGGGTTGCTGCCGCTACCGTATCCACCGCCCGTGGAGGTAATGGTGCTAAATACGGAATCGCCGCCTTGTGATCCGCTAGTGCCAGATGGGCCGCTTGCCGTTCCTCCAGCGCCACCAGCGCCTACGGTAATGGTGTAGTCAGTTCCAGCCGTTACCGAAAATCCAGTTCCGGTGCGGAAGCCGCCTGCGCCACCCGCGCCGCCTTGACGACCACCAGCACCACCGCCACCCGCGACGACAAGGTACTCCACCGCGCTAACACCGCTCGGGCAAGTCCATGTGCCGGTAGAAGTGAACGTGGCTACGACAGATTGGACGGGGACAGAGTATTTGAGGATGACGATGCCAGAGCCGCCTGCTGCGCCAGAACCGGCGTACCATGAGCCGCCGCCGCCGCCACCGCCCGTATTAACAGTCCCCGCCGTTCCCGGGCGCGCGGTTCCTGCAACACCTTCTGCTCCTGCGCCGCCGCCACCGTCACCGCCGGGCGCTGGAGATACGGGGGAGCCTTGAGCGCCGCCACCACCACCGCCAGCGTAAGTTGCGCTGCTACCGGAAATGGATGATGCTGTTCCGTCTCCACCGTAACCATTAGCATCGGTGCTTCCCGCTTCACCGGCACCGCCGCCGCCGCCACCGCCAGAACCCCAAGAAACGCCACCGTTGTTGCCTTGTGACGGGCTAACCGAAGGCGTATTGCCTGTGCCGCCAGATATGCCGCCAGAATTGCTACCGCCGCCACCGCCAGAGCCGCCATTAGAGCCGGTGCCTGCACCCTGCTGACCACCTCGACCGCCGCCGGTAGAAGTAATAGTTGAAAAAACTGAATCACTACCGTTTACGTATGCGCCGCCGCCACCGCCGATAGTAATGCTGTAATTTGTACCGGCGGTTACTGAAAAACCAGTTCCGGTGCGAAAGCCGCCAGCGCCACCGCCACCACCAATTTCATTGCCACCGCCGCCGCCACCCGCGACGACAAGATATTCAACTTGCGTCACGCCGGTCGGGGCAGTCCAGTTACCCGATGCGGTGAAAATCTTGTACTCGGTAAACCCTGCTGACACTCGCGCAGCAAGGAGCAAACTCATAATGCCGCTCATGGCTTAACTCACGTTGCCGTTAATAACGCAAACCGTACCTGATAAGAACAGTATTGTCGCCACGCCTCTTGTAGCCAATGACACCGTAGCCTTGTCCGCATCCGTACCCGCGATGTACGCCGTCGTAATCGTGCAAGTAATCGTGATAGCGCCCGAGGTGTTGTTGAAGATAGACACCACATCGCCAGCGGCAAACGTTGCGTCAGGAATCGTGATGGCGCCAGAAGCGCCCACCTCGATGAACTTGCCGACATCGCCTACGACAAGCGGATAAGAACTGGTCTTAGCCGATCCAGACTGCGGTACGTTGCGGAAACCAACGCTAAAGTTCTCATCCGGCAGCGTCACGGTACGCGCAGCAGACGGGCCGCTGAACGTAATGACTTGCGTAAATACCGGCACCGTTGTGTTGGCATCCGGCAGCGTCATCGTGCGGCTGGCAGATAACGTCGTCGGGGTCAGCGTGACGGCATACGAACTCGTACCGCCAGCGCGACCAGCCAACACCACCGCGTCCTGCGTAGCAGCAGCCTCAGAGCGCACTGCACTGGCAGCGCGGAACGTCTGAGCAGCGGTAAAGGTATTTGCCGTGCCGGTGACAAGACCGAGCAAGTTAGTGCCGGTCAGTTTGTAGTTAGCGCCGGAGCGAGCAATGACGTATTCGTCTCCTGCTTGCGCCGGTGCGCCAGATGCTAATGCACTAATCTTTGTGTCGGCCATGATTTACTCCAATTCGATTTTGCTGTCGTCTTCGAGCAGCACAAATGAGTCGTCTTCAAGCAACAAGAAGTTACCAGCAGGCGTCGGGGCAGTTGCTTGTTTCCCCAAGGCAATAGCGGAGCCTAGCCCTACGGCTACTCCATTCTGCACAGCAACGCCGTAAAAAGAGCCCATTAGTTTCCGCTAATCGGCTTGGCGTACAAAGTGCCGCTAGAAGAAACTTGAATCGCTGATACGCGCCAAGGACCGCCTGTTCCTTGGGGTACAGAAAACGGAATCGGCACGTTAGCGGGAATCGGCGTGCTGCTAGTCGTTGCAGTCACCCCGTTGCCGATGGTCACATAGGCGTCGCTTGTCGTCCAAACCAACAAAGCCTGAACGCCAGCGTCCCAAGTTCCCGTAGACCCGGCAGTACCCGAATAAGCAACAGTCTTGGCCGGGAACAGACTGTCATCTAACGGAATAAGTAATTGCATCGTCTATACCTCAAGCCAAGAATTTCAATTTATATATGGTCGATAAATACAAGCCAAATATGGCATCAAGTAGGTTTTGCAGCGTTGTGTCGTCTTTACTGACGACTTTATACCGCATTTCCTCAAGTTCCTTAAGTTCCTTTTCCAAAAAGTCAAGCACGTTGTTGGACTTCTGGGCAGAGGCTAGGGCAATCGGGCCGATCAGCCCGTGCCGCCCCTGATAGGCTTCCGCAAAGTCGTCTGCGAGGGGAATGATGCCCTCATAGAACTTCTGTAGTGCCTTGTGTTTAGCGTAGTTACGGGTATTCAGGTGCGTGGAATGGGTCACATCCCGCGCTAAAAATAGCCGTCCGATAAAGACTTCGCAGGTCATTGCGGCGGTAACTCCATCGGCATTTGCGGTGGCATTTCCATCGGCATTTCAGCCTCTCTAGGGGCCGGGGCTACAAGGTCATTAGAGGACAGCATCCCGCTGATCGTGCCCATCACAATGTCTTGAATCTGCTCTTCGGACATACCCGCCTGAACCGCGCTGATACGCTTGGTTTCGGCGTCATACGCCTTAATCTGCGCTTCCTGCTCCTTGATCCGCAGTTCCGTGGCTTCCATCGAACGCGAAACGTTCTGGAGCATCTGAAACATCTGATCCATCTCAGCGCCCATCGCCTCAATCTGCTGGTTAGCAGCCTGCAACGCTGGGTCTTCGTCAGGATCGGCAAGCAGTTTCGGATCAATGGTCTTGGAGAGACGCTTGGCAATCTCCTGCGCTCCCGGCCAATCCATGTTCTTGACGAACAGGTCGCCTGCCACGCCCCAAAGGTTCGGGTTGGCTTGCAGGATTTGCGACATCGCGTCCATCGCCTCTTGGCGCTTGGTCATGTAGGACGGGCCAGTCGTGACGGCTACGTCGTACTTACCAACGGACGGGTTGTAGATTTTTTCGATGACCACGCCAGCCTGATCCATCAACTTGCGGACAGGCTCTTGCTGCATCGGGTCGATACGCACCGTCGAGGTTTCCCCGTCAATGCCGATGATGCGAGCGATACGCTGGGTATCGTAAATCTTCGGAATCAAGTCAACGAGTTGACGCGTGACGTAGCGGATAGCGCGGGCAAGGTTATCGACGTAATGATATGACCCCGTATCGCCCTGACGTTCACGCGCCAATATGGCCCGACCCGAGCGCTCGTTCGACGTGGCGCCAAGGCTAGAGTCATAGTAGCCCGTCGTAGACTTAATGTCGTCCGACGCGCCCATCTTAGCCTGAATAAGCCCCGTTTGTGCAAGGGGTGGGGCGGCACGTTGGGGCAGCGGCAGCATGTTGCCAGCGCCGTCCGTAACGTCAGGATTGACCTCCAAATACGGCCAGTTCTGGGTATTGGCGGTCTTCCACTGATGCTCGTATCCCTCAAACTGCCCACCGTAGCCGATAAACGGCGCTTTGGGAGCCAAGGCGAGCATTTCCGCCTCTTGGGATACCCAGTAGTTGTACATGCGCTGCGCGTCTTTAGCGTTACGCACAAGGCCGCTAATGTAGATACGGCCCTCAACCTCATACTCGTTGCCGACAACGCGGACAACCGGAATCGACTTACCCGGCCACTCCTGCTCTTCTAGCACCTCGTAGCCGTTCGTCTTCATCCACTTGATCTTGCGGATGTCTACGTCACGGGTGCGAACAGGGGCAAGGCCCATAGCCTCCATCTGCGCGGCTTCGGGCGAGTCGGCGTAGGCGGTCATACCGCCCGGATACAGGTTTAACTTCGCTTTTTCATAGTAAGCGTAGAAGTATTCCGCAATCCGTACTGAATCGTCGGTAATCCACTGCGCCAGATTCTCGTCACCAATACCACGGCTCTGGATCGACGAGATGGGTTCGGCGTCAGGAAAATGACGCTCAAACTCCTCACGGGGCATGTCCTCGGTTATGAAACACCATTCTGCATCGGCTCCGCACGGGTCTTGGATGTGCGGGTCCATATATACCGAGAACGAGTTACGAACGCGAGCGATACGGATGTCTTGGTCAAACGAATCGGGGTCGCAATACTCAGTCAGGATGCGGATATAGCCTTCGCCATACGTGACTTGGTTTTCGCAAGCCGTGTCGTAGGCAACGTCGGCATCCGAAATGTACTCGATATGCCGGACGATGCCGTCAAACACCTCGGCAACTTCAATGTCCGCCTTGTCATCGACCGGGATGACCTTGCCCGCAGGGCGATTCTGGCGCTGGTCGTTAGTGACCTGTCGAACGTGCTGGGGCAGTTTGTTGATGGTCAAGCAGGGACGAGCGTTGATCGTCTGACCCTGCACTGCGCCACGGGTGGCTAAGACCTCTTGCGGCCACTGCCAGCGGTTATCTGGGGAACCTGCCATAAAGCGCAGGTCGTCCAGTTCGCTGTCCCGAGACTCGCTATAAGCCGTCAGGGACAACTGCATCCGGGTACGCGCTTGAGACAGAATGTCTGCCTTATCGCGCGCACGGCGGCTCTCGGGCGTATTAGCCACCTGAGCCGCGCCCTTCATCCCTGTCGGGTCTTTAGCCATTACTTGCCCTTCTTACCGGCTTTGCGCTTAACCGAATACGCGATGGCAACAGCCTGCTTAACAGGCTTGCCTGCCTTCACTTCAGCGCGGATGTTCTTGCGAAAAGCCCCCTTAGAGGCGGACTTTACAAGAGGCATTAACGCATACCCCGTTTCATCGGAGTCGGTCGGAAATCAACCGTAGTGCGGATCATTTCCTCGTTAACGCGCTTCGGCATACGCGGAGCAGGCATCCGGGGTTTCTGCATCCGGCTGTTTTGGATCATGTCACCGACTGTTGCGCCGGGCGACACGCCGATTGGACCGGGGTTTTTCTTTCCGTACATGTTTCTTAGCCTTTTTTGGAGGTTTTACGGGGTTTTCGGGCGGTAAGGGCTGACTTTCTGAAATTGGCAGCCGTTGGAGCGCCCTTAGAACCCGGTTTACGCATCTTTTCGCCCGATCCCGCAGCGATTCGAGCGCGTTTAGCATTAATGTTCGCATATAGTCCCTTGTTTGCAGCCATTTCAGAACCTATTGTGTTTGGAAATGTTTTGCGCCGCCGTAATCACTTGCAAATTCCAAGGCACATGCAGCCCGCAAACCGAATCATGCTTTAAAGGCACAATATGGTCAACGTGCCAGTTGACTTTTGTAAGTTTAGACCGTAGGGACGCGGTTTCGTAAATTTCTTTAAGCAACCATTTGTCGTCTTCTGACAACCAAAGTGGAGATGCTTGGCGTTTTGCCGCCCTTCGTTCTGCGGCAGAAGCACGAAACAAGTGCATATTGGCTTTTTGGTACTCCAACATGCGCTTTTTAGCGCTTTCTCTGTTTTTTCGGTACAAGGCTAACGCTTGAGCCTTACGCGCTTCTTTGTTCTGCTGGTAGGCCTTCTTGTAATCACGCCTTTTTCCACCGGCAACTAATTTATGTTGCCGACAGCAATACAAGGCATTAGCCCGCTTGTGGCTAATATCGGCTTGGCAGACCAAACAGACTTTAGTCGTTAGCACTTCCATCGGCGCAAACTGGCTTTAGCCCGTTCTGCTGGGCCTTTCGCCTTTTTTACCACACCTGACATTCGAGAGCAAAAGGATTTTTTACGGGCCGCATCCTTCTTGGTTTTAGGATTTGGCGCAGGTGCCTTTAAATTGCTGCCAGTTGCTCTGTTGTACCGGGCACGACCTTTCGCGGTCAATCCCGCCCCTCTTGACACGGACTGCTTTTCTCCTCTACCAACTGAGAGGCTGACGGACTTCTTAGCCATTAAGCACCCATCCAAGTGTTAATCATGCCGCTCTCGCGGCTCGTGGTAATCGTGCGCGGTCGCTCACGGTATTCGCGGTGCGCCACTGGATACGCAAACGTGACGGCGATGGCATCGGCAGCGTCAGGCGATGCAAGGCCACGCGATTTCATGTCTTTCTTCGACTCCAGCAAGATGGAGCCAGAGGAATTAATTTTCTGTTTTGGTCCTGTCAGGTCAGCCTTTAACTGCCTATCATTAGGTAGCGCAGCGTCTTTTAGCCACGACTTCATTTCGCCCCACAACTCTGCACGTTTGTTTTGCCACATAGCCGGGGTCTTGGACTTCCATCCGAAGTTAACGCCACGCACTACCTTATAACGCTGCTCTTTCAAGCGATCAAGGATGCCGTAGCCTAATCCGCCTTCGTCGAGGACGACGAGTGTGGGTTGGTACTCTTCAATCGCGTCGATAACTCGGCCAACAATCTCCATCGTGTCTTCGCCTTTAAAGCGCTTGATGGCGATGATGTCTCGACCTTTGCGGACGGCGATAACGGTCGAGTCCGCTCCGCTGCGAGCCGGATCGACTCCAATAACAATAGGCGCCGTCTCATCCTTGTACTTGCTACGCGACATCGCCAAATCCACAAGGCTTGGCGGTATGAATTGATCGTCTCCTTCAGACGGAAACTCGCCATAGACTTCCACCTTGGCTTGCGGTGAGTCGATGCCGTATTCGTCGATAATCTGTTGATAGACGGACTTATCCGTCTCTTCAACGGTGCGAGCGTCAATGTTACGGGTGTTCCAGAACGCACGCTTAGAGTGGAACGCCTCGAAGAAGTAGCCCTCGTTACGACGGGGGTTGCTGAACGACAGCCAGAAACGGTGCGGGGTGTTCTCCGTAAAGAAGCCTGCCGTTACCGACCAAATAGCGTCAGGGATACCGCTGGCTTCATCGAAGATGACCATAACGCCATCAAAGTTGTGGACACCGGCATACGAATCGGGGTTCTCTTCGGACCACAGGCGACCTTCGACCGACCAGTAGCGCGTACCTTTTTTAAGGTCACGTTCAACGAGTTCGGCGAGCCACTTAGCGGGCATCACGCGGGTGGCGCTAATCTCAAACCAATGCGAGTTGATGAGGAGCGCTGCCCACTTAGTAATTTCTGCCCATGTGATCGAGCGTAACTGCGCTTCCGAGTTAGCCGACACAATGGTCGTTGAGCCTATGCGGGTACTCAGCATCCAGAGGATAAGCCACGACACGAGCGCAGACTTACCGATACCGCGACCCGAAGCCGTTGCCATACGCAGGACTTCGTAGGAGGTTGCGGCCTTATTCTTCGCAGTGTGGGCGGCGATATCGCGCAGGATTTCCCGCTGCCACTTACGCGGACCCTTGAAGTGTTCTAAAGGCGTGCCTTTCTGGCCCCAAGGGAAAGCGAGTAGCACGAAGGCCTCTGGGTCGTCCTTAATCACGGGCGACCAGAGTTTGCTCATCAGCAACTCTTCTTCTTCGGGGCTATAGATCGGCTGTTGCACGTTCGTCCTTCAGGGTTAGCGGCTCAGTAGCCTCATGCGCTAATTGATCCGGCGTAGCGTCAAATACGCGGCCCGCCAAGACGCGAGATTCTGCCTCTTGCAGCGCGGCGACAATACTAATCTGGGATTTAATGTCCACTTGGACTTGCTGCTTGGCGACCCATCCGTGAAGGTGGGTAAGCAGGGCGAGGGCTGCCTTGCTATCTCCCTCAAGCGCGGCAGAGCGCAATTGAGTCGCCGCCTCAACCTCAGAGTCCGCACGACCTTTCCCCTCGGCGACCGCAGCCGCGTTATCTAACTGGCAGAGTCTACGGTACTCGACGGGCAGCAACCCAGCCGCAAAGGCCAAGGCATCACCTTTTAGCCCGAGTTTGGCGGCATCGTAAATCTTTTGCAGAACCTCCGGCGATGCCTTCAGTTCACGAGGCGCAAAAGGAATGGACTTAAAGGATTCTGTTACGAGGTTCATAC